GTGACGAAGGTAATCCGACTGTGTTAAACGGGGGCGTTGAACAGAGTCTTAGTGAATACCTCGGCAATTTGAAGCAATCAAAGGATTGGCAACATCATTTCTCAGCGGGTGGAAGTAGAGGAATGGGATCAAACGCAGCGTCACCAAGCGTCGCACCCGGAATGACTAATCCCTACAAGCTAGGGAACATGACGGAAGCACTAAAGCTTGAAGCTGAGAATCCTGAACTAGCGCGAGTACTCAAAGCAGAAGCGCAACGAGGGTAATCACGGAAACTCTCGCAACCTAAAACATGGCTGCTCCATATCAAAATTACTCTGGGGGTACATTCCTCGGAGATCTAGTTACTAGACCAGAATTCTTGGGTTACGTCCAAGAGGACATTTACAACGCATGTAAGTTTGTCCAGTCCGGCGCACTTGTTCGTAACAGTGCATTAGATGCAAAAGCTGGTGGGGTTAAGGTCCAAGTGCCTTTCTTCAAACCCATTGCGCCAACTGAAGAAAGAATAACTTCAGCGAACAACTGGGGTACATCTGGAGCCGGTTATCTAACACCACAAAAGATCGAAGCTACCGATCAGATCATGCCGATCATCCATCGTGGTTTCTCTTATGCGGTAGACGATCTTTCAAGATTAGGTACAGGATCAGACCCAATGGGTGCTATCCGTAACCAGATTTCCCAAGCAATCAACAAGCTAAGAACAGCAACAATGCTGAACCAGCTTGACGGTATCTTTGGAACTGTCACCGGTAACGCAACAGACGCATCAAGTAATGCTGCTTCAACAGAAGCTAACTACTTATCTATCTCTAACGTCATCAAGGCTAAAAACCTACTTGGCGAAAGATCTAGTGAGTTAAGTGTGATCGCAATGCACTCCGATGTATATGCGTATCTACAGCAAGCGGGTTCACTGCAATTCTCATCTACTGCCCTCGCAAGTTCAGGGGCAATAGTTTGGGGAGGCGGCGGGATTGGTCAGACACAGACTGAAGTTGCATACTTCAATGGTCTGCGTGTGATCCAAGATGACCTATGCGCTCCAACACTTAACGTAGGTGGTTCTGACCAGTATCCTTGCTACATCCTTGGTTCTGGCGCACTTAACGAAGGTGTTCAACAGGAGTTGAAAATCGAGTCTGATAGAAACATCTTATCGAAACAAGATGTCATCTCTCTTGACTATCACTACGGTTTCCACCTTGGCGGTACTAAGTACGGCGGTGCTGACAACCCAACAAATGCCAACTTAGCTAATAACGCTAACTGGACATTGGCTTACACCGAGCGCAAGATGGTTAACGCTGTGAAAGTTACAGTTAACACACCATTCTCAGTCAACAAAGCTTAATTGCTTTTTGTTTGAGGCATATAAGGAGGGGGATCTTCACACAGGTTCCCCTTTTTATTACATGTATTAAACTGAATTAAGTTACGTGAGGTAATCAAGTGATCTCGATGGTTCGCTTTTATCTCATGCCGCGAGAAGGAATACCTGACGACTGCTTACCTATGTATTACCCGTCAGTTGTTGATGTCAATTCCCACGATGCAAGAAAGACCAGACGCAGACTAAAAACCCAATATAAAAGTTTAGAAATCATCGCTGTTCCCCTCTAATGCCACTCCCCACATCTACAAGTTACGTCCCAAGGGCTGACGCAGATACGTACTTCGGTACTTCGTTTAATGACGCAGCATGGACAGCGTTAAGTGACGCACAAAAAGATTTAGCTCTCAAAGTAGCGACAAGAAACTTAGAAACCCTTCAATGGTTTGGAACAAAGTGCGCGGATGATCAGGCATTGCAATGGCCCCGAGAGGTAGCAGCCGACGGTTCTTGTGATGCCACCGTATGCACAACAGTCCCACCAAAATTAGTTGAAGCCACTTGCGAACTAGCCCTCAAACTCCATTCCAATCAATCAGTCTTTATTGATGGCCCTGAGTCAACAACGACAGGCACTTACGTATCAAAAGAAAGATTAGGAGAGCTAGAAGTTGAATATGACGAATTTGATGGAGCTAAAAGCGTATCTACCGGTCCTAAGATCATCGTCTTATTCCCGTGGCTAAAAGAACTCCTACGTTGTTACGCAAAAGTAGGTAGTCAGTCCATCATGTTAGCGGTGAGATCGTGAGCAAAGTTGACGACGTATTTGGTCCTATCCCCGGCCCTTTAGTAACGAAGTGGGGTCAGTCAATGACATTTGTTCGTGTCAACGGAACGGGAGTGTATAACCAAACAACAGGTGTTGTAACACCAAACGAAACAAGCATCGCAGTTAAGGCAATCATTACGCAGGTCTTACCAACCGAAGTCGATGGGGTCTTGCAGATAAGCGATACCAAGATTCTTATTGATGCGGCTCAACTCGGCACAACATATATAAAGACTTCAGATAAATTTATTTACCAAGCCGAAGGTAGCAACGTAACTGCAAGTGTTGTCCGTGTTAGCACTACCCGAGGAGATAACCCTATCTTCTATACCTGTTTCGTTAGACCACAGTAATGGCGAAACCAATCTCACAACTTATCCCTGACTTTAGAGAAGCGTTAAAGGAAGGTCTTGAAGAAGCGGTAGAAAATGTTGTTGGAGATTTAATAGAGGAAGGTCCGTATTGGAGTGGTTTATTTGCTTCATCTTGGATGGTTAGAAGTGGTCAAACATCTATTCCAACAGTCATACCACGAAATTACCCCGTACCTAGACAAGAACAATCCGGAAAATTTGTAAAAAATCTACTACCGAATATTCCAAAAAATAACGGCTTAGAAGGTTACACACTCGGAAACATGACTGAATATCGAGGTTACGCAATGGACTTACTACCCACGACAAAAGGAAGACAAATGGGTAATGCGCCTAATGCAACAGCTAAAAAGGACTGGTTTCTTTTATACGTTCATGCGCCCGGAGGTGGTATGGGTAAAAGAATAAATGACACTCTCACAAACGTATTTAAAAAATACTAATGACTCTCCAAGCAATCCGTTCTATCTACGAAGCCCCAGTCATAGCAGCATTGGGAGCCTTAACCCCCGCTGTCTCTTGCTACGGAGATAACCAAACTTATACCGATGATGACGCAACAACTGAGTACGCTCTAATTCGAGTTAATTTCACAGGTACAACTGAAATAAATTTGGGTGCGAGTCTGGAGAACCTTCGCGGAGTAGTCATTGTTGAATGCTTCACACCTAAAAACATCGGACCCGCAAGAGCGCAAGAGATGATTACGTCTGTCATGACTGCGCTCAATAATCTAAATACCTGTAGCCCTCATCCTTCAACTGGCAGTTATGGCAGAGTTGGAGAAATAAATGGCCCTAATTTTGCCGCGTTATCAGATAAGCCTCATTACATGGCAAGCATTAGCTGTCCTTTCAAAGCAACTCATTTAAGTTAGACTCTAATTAAGTACGAGCCCCCGCGTACAAACGCCCCCGCTGTTGTTTCGACTCTTTCTATAAAGAGCTAGACCCATACCAGTTTCTTGCTCAAGTCAAGTTCTGACTGGCACTGATGGCAGCGTTTGGTTTCAGCCAGCGTCTACAGAATTTTGCCTAAAGGACTACTCCGACTTTCCAGCCGGAACCTCAATCACGGTTCCATCTGATCACGACTTTCGTGTAAACGACCCAGTTAAGTTCACTGCCCAAGGCACTGGACATATTGATGCCAACCTCACCGCAGGTACGACTTATTACGTTGTTGCAAAAACAGCAACCACAATTGACGTATCAGCATCAGCCGGTGGCACTGCTATTACCCTCGCCGGTGACGGCGGTACAGGTTCAGCAGACTCAGGAAATACCAGCGTCAATCACATCAAGATTGACTACGCGGAATTTGCTGCAATTTGTCAGGTGAAATCCTTCTCCATTGATTTATCAAGAGAAGAGATTGATACCACAGTTCTACCTTGTGCTGTTAACACCACAGGTTCACTAGCTTCATTTAGAACAATGCAAGCCGGTTTTGCCTCTGGGTCAGGTTCAATGGAAGTTCAGTTCACTGATGACCAAACCAATCTTGCTAACCGTTTACTCGGTAACAGCATGAGAAGGAATCAGGACGGCGCAGAAGTACGTTTGTTTATCAACACTGTTGGTACAACTGCTGATCCAAGCCTCACTGACAGCCTTTACATCCAAGCCCCTATCTCAATCATGGGATTTAGCTTGAATGTCACACCCGAAGACGTAATTATCGGTTCATTAACCTTTAGTCTTTCTGGTCAACCAACTCATCTACTTGGTAACTAAACTAAGTTAGGAATGTTCACAAGCCTCCTATTGTCTGCGGGAGGCTTTTTTATGCTTATAATTAGGTAACTTAATTAAGTAACTATGAGTCTGATCGACGATCTAAAGAAAGCAGCCAATCTAAAAGCGTCAAAAAGAACTGTTGTCTTAACTAACGGCAAAACAATTGAGTTTTATTGCACACCATTAACAATGGCTGAGCGTGAGAAAGCTCAATCCCAAGCAAAGAATCCCGAAGACACAAACACTCTTGCTCTCCAACTCCTAGTCAACAAAGCACAAGATAAGAGTGGCGAGAAGTGCTTCAACATCAGTCATATCGCTGAGTTAAAGCATTTATGCAAAGAACAGGATGTCCAAGCCCTCATGCTTGCAGTGATTAGCGACACTGACGAAGAGGAGGCCCCAACCGACATGAAAAGAACTAGAAAAGCAACTCCGGAAGGATAATTTTATGATGCTTTCCTTCGGAGTCGCGAAGGAATTAGGCATGACAGTCCAACAGCTTTATCAAAACATCACTCTTCAAGAGTTATTAGCTTGGTCTGCATATTTTTCAATCATCAATCAAGAGCAAGAGGAAGCTATGAAAAAGGCTAGACGACGCTAAAGTGTTAAAACAACCTAGTTGAGTTAGACCGTTGGCAATTTACGCAGCCGATATTCAGATCAATGTAAAAAATAAAGGCGACCTTCGTACCCTCGAAAGTCGTTTTAAGAAGATCAATATTGCCGCGGTTAGTTTAAATAAAACACTTAAAGGTCTTGGTCGTCGTAATGCAATAAAAGTCGATACCCGCGCTGCAATGTCAGCAATCAGCGCACTTGAAGCCCGTATCCGTGGATTAAATAGAACAGTTAATCTTGATGCCCGATCATCAGCGAGTGGTGGAGGTGGGGGTGGTATGTCCGGCGCGGCTATCCCATTAGCTGCGGGTGTTTTTGGAGGTGGTAAAAGACAAAAGAAACAGAGCGTAGCCACCCAAGGATTATTTGATATTGGACAGAGTGCTATGAGTGCTCACATTAAGAAGTTGAATCAAGATATAAAGCAGCAACAAAGTATTGTCGAAAATTTCGGTGAGACAGCAAAGAGATCTCAAGATAAATATGCACAAGCAATAGAGAACGTAAACAAGCATCAAGCTACATCTAAGAAGCAATTAAAAGACTTAGACAAAG